TAAAAAAGATTTTTTAAACTTTGTACAACCAAACGAAATACCAATGAATAGTAACGCTGAGCAAGTGGTCAAACCTGATCACTATCAAGGAAAGGGAGGACTCCAGGCGATCGATGTAATCGAGGCTTTTGGGCTTGGGTTCTCCCTAGGTAACGTAGTTAAGTACGTTCTTCGAGCAGGCAGAAAAGCCGACAAACTCCAGGACCTAGAGAAGGCGGTCGAATACTTGAAGTATGAGATCGAGAATCACAAACGGATCGTGAAGGAAGTCGAAGCCTACATCGCTAATTTACCAGAGGACTTATAGTGAAGAGCAGAAACGAGATAATCGAGGAGCTGTATCTTTCGAAGGATATAAGCCAGGCGCTTCGCAAGATGCAACCGGCTAGCCTCCGCGACGATCTTAGGCAAGAGATGTTCATCTCACTATGCACTCTAAGCGATGAGAAGTTCTGGAACCTTTACGAGAATAACGCGCTGAAGTTCTACCTGGTCAGAGCCATGCTAAACATGATCAGAAGCACCGGGATGAATCAGCCATTCTTCAGAAACTTCAGAGCCAAATTCGAGTCGATTGAGGAGATCGAAAACCTAGAGGATCACATCGACAACTCGAAGGACCAGAAGGAGATTCTCTTTGATTTGCTAGATAGTAAAAGAAAGACACTATGCTGGTACGAGGACAGACTGCTGGATCAATACGTCGAATCAGGATTTAACCAGATGGACGTCCACAGAAAGACTAAGATACCGTATCCGTCGATCGTAAAAACTATCGCATTAATCAAAAAGAAACTTAAGGATGAATAAGAAGCCTGACGAATTTGCAAAGGATTTATTTAATAATTGCCTTTACTTTACCGGATCTAAACTAATGGCGCGAGAGTGCGCTCTGTATATCTGTTCAAAGTTTATCGAATACCACCAAAGGATGGACGATAAGTGCTATCACTTGGAGGTGCAAGAAGCCCTCTATAAAATTGAAATCGTATGAAGTTAATCGTAGAAGCTGGAGAATACGAAGCAGATTCTTTGTTCTCTTTGATCATTGAGGTTCTAAAGCATAGAACCTGGCATTTGTTCAATCATGGTAAATGGATGGACTAATGATACAGCTACTAGCCTCTGTGGCTTTTGTCACGTTCTTCCAGATGAACAATCTGCACCACAGCCTTAGCCTAAACTTTAAGCCATTCAATTGCGCGCCATGCTTAGGCTTCTGGACTGCGCTAGCATTGATCTGGGCGCCGGTGGAACTCTGTGAGGTTATAGCTATCACGTTCGGGGCTGGTGTGAAGTGCGCCATTATTTACAGACTATTAATGAAATTATAAACAAAAAGAAATCATGGAAATTAAATTAATGGAACCAGCTGAATCAGCTGAAAAGATTTACAATGAGTTTAGAGATATTATCCTATCGGATTTAACGACTCAGGAACTTATTAAGAAGTGCGCAGAGCACGCGGCTTATATCGTCTATCATAGCGGTCCGACTACCTGGGAATGGGAAGATTATAAAAACGAAAAAGGAAATCCTATGTCTAGAATGATTAACATTAAACCAGCTACAACATTTTGGGCAGATGTAAAACACGAATTATCATTAAAAAAATGACAGACCAAGATATCAAATTCATCCAGGATAATATCATCAACTTTGAAAGCGTAGCCCTAGGATTTACCCGTAACCTAGACCACGCGGTCCTCAATGAGTATCACGAAATCTATAAGCGTTCGCTAGATCCTAGCTATGTGCTAAATGCCTGGTGTGGATCCTGCGTGTTTGATATGCTTAAGCGACTAAGCCATCACTACGAGAACGTCATGTCAGCTAAACAAGCGGAGGCAGTAAACCAAACTAACCAAACAAATGACAAAATCAAAGCTTCGCATCCTCGCGGTAGGAAGTCAAAATAGTGGCGTAACTTACCACAGACTGGCGCTTCCTTTGTCGATCATGGAAAAGGAATACTGCCTGATTACTGACACAATCACAGAGGACCTATTGAAAGAAAAGAATTTCAATGTGGTAGTGGTTAATCGCTTCCTAGAATCCACGCCTTTGCTTCAGCTCCTAGAATGGCGCCAGAAGTTTGGCTTTAAATTGGTGGTAGACATTGACGATTATTGGAGCCTATTCGATAAGCACCTGAGCGCTGGAACTTATAGACGCCTAGGGATTACAAGAATTATAAAGGATTACATCCGATACGCTGACCTGGTAACCACGACACACAATCGACTCTATTTAGAAATAATCCAGATAAATAAAAACTGTGAGATCCTGCCTAATGCTTTGCCATTTGACAAGGACCAATTCACAGCAATCAAGAAGGAGAATGACAGAGTGACAATAGCTCACACCGGATCGATCACTCACTATCCAGATATTCAGCAATTAAAGAAACCAATCGAGGAGCTAGCGAAGTCTAGGGTATTTAGAGAAAATACTAGAATGCTTCTGTGTGGTTGGAATGAGTTTAATAAGTGGCACTGGAATCAGATGGGAAATCTGTATACTGCTAATGAGAAGCTTGAATATAAAATCATCGAATCCCTGCCGGTGGATCTATACATGAATTTCTACCTTGAGGCTGACATGCTTTTGGTTCCCTTATTGGATAACAAATTCAACAGACTGAAATCAAACCTCAAGGCGCTAGAGGCAGGAGCAAAGAACATTCCAATCTTAACCTACAAGCGTGCGCCTTATGATGACATTCCGACGATCTTTGAAGTGGACAACTGGGAGCGTGACATCAAACGAATGGCATTCAGCAAGCAGATGCGCGATGACTTTGGCTATCGAAATGGGGAGTATGTCCGGGAGCATTACGACATATTTAAAATTAATGAAAAAAGATTTAGTATATTTAGTGACTTAATAAAATAAGCTATGGAAAACTGGTTCGCACTAAAAGGCTTTGAAGGAGAATATGAAATCTCTGATTTATTTAATGTCAGATCATTAGACAGAATTGTCAAAAGACCTGGTGAAAAAGGAGATATGAAAGTGAAAAGCAAAAGCTTATCTAAATTTACAGATAATAATGGTTATTTAAGAGTTTCTATAAAAGGGAGATTTTATAGCCTTCATAGATTAATAGCTTTAAATTTTATACCTCAGAGAGAAGGCTGTTTAATTGTAAATCATAAAGACGGTAATAAACAAAACAATAGTTTAGAAAATTTAGAATGGTGTAATTATTATGAAAATAACAATCACGCTATAAATAAAAATAATACTTTAAGCGGATTGACTGGAGTTACCTTACATCGTTCTACAAATAAATGGAAAGCTCAGATTCATTTTAATAAAAAAAATAGAAGCTTAGGTTATTATAATACAAAAGAGGAGGCTTATAATGCTAGACGAAATTTTGAACTTCAGAATAACATTCAAAATCGCTATTTATAGTAAACTAATCGAATAATATGCCGGTCATTAAATGCTCAAACGGAAAATACAGAATAGGCTCAGGAGCTTGCATCTATGATACTGAAGCGAAAGCGACAGAAGTCTATCAGGCTATCTTAGCAGGTGGCGCTTTTGCTGAGTCGTTTAATGACTATCCAGAGAGCGCGACTAACAACGCTAAGCGAGCACTTAAGTACGCTGAGGAAAATGGCTGGGGATCTTGCGGTACTGCTGTAGGAAAGGCAAGAGCTAACCAGCTAGCAAACAAGGAGCCAATATCACGCGATACGATTGCAAGAATGGCAAGCTTCAAAAGACACCAGCAGAATAAAGACGTTCCCTATGGCGAAGGATGTGGCGGTTTGATGTGGGATGCCTGGGGTGGAACTGAAGGGATAGAGTGGGCGATTAGAAAATTAGAACAGATAGATAATGCAAGCAACGGCTAAAGAGTTTTTTGATCATGAAATCAGCATTGGAGTGACTCCTGAGAATCCAGAATACTGGAATCTAATGAAGGCTACGGCTGAGATTATTGAGCAATACGATCCTAAGAGCGTCATTGAGATAGGTGCAGGAATGGGAACACTAGGCGAATGCTTGTCAAAGCTTAAGATTAACTATTACGGCATTGAGCCAAATAGGTATCACAAGGCTTTTGCTAAAAAGAGGGGGCAATTATTGCACGGACTTAAGAATTATCCAAACCAATGCGATCTAATTGTGACGATCGAGGTGCTTGAACACCTAACAGATGAGCAGATTAATGAGTACCTAGAGAACATCGAGGCTAAATATTTGCTACTTTCATCGACTCCTTACACAACCACACCAGAATTCGACGCCTGGTGGGGGCACATCAACATAAAATCGACTGATCAGTGGATCGAATTTATGGAAGAATACGGATATAGCTTAGAGAAACGCCTGACAATACCTACAGATTGGTCCTTATTATTCAAGAAATGAAAGAGAAAAAACCAGTGAAAGCTAAGAAGCCAGTCGAGAAGATCAGAGATTCTGATTTAATCATGGAATGGGCGAATAAATATATCGACTATTGCCTTGATTCTACCAAGGAAGTCGCAACTGGTGCAGGAGTTCGTATCATTAGAGAGCGACACCTGCCTACAATTAGCTACTTTCTTCTGATCTGGCTACCTAGGCAAGGCGCTGAATTTTACAAGCGCTCTAATTGGTACAATGTACTAGCTAAATCAGAGCACCCTTTGCACAAGGAGGTCAAAGAGATAGACGAAATGTTTCGCGCTCTAGCGGCCGATATTGTAGCCAATGAGGGAAAGGGTATCTTCTACGCTAAGAATCTCTTAGGGTGGACAGATCGAGCTAAGAACGAAGAAAAACAAGAAGTAATAATCAGCTTTGCAAACGAAGATCACACTTCCTAGACCACACACTAACCAAGCGAAGGTCTTAAGTTCAAAAGCAAGGTTTAAGGTGTTAATGTCAGGCAGACGCTGGGGGAAGTCCTTGATCTGTCAAGTAATCACTTGTCTGGAATCCATGCAAGGGAAGCGCGTCGCGTACATCACACCTACTTATTTATTAGCAAAGGCGTTCTTTGATGAGCTTGCCTTATTGATGCCGGCTAATGTAGCAATCCCAAACCGATCGGATCTAACCTTTAAGCTAATCACTGGAGGCTCGATTAGATTCTTTACGGGCGAACGCCTAGATAATCTCAGAGGTTTAAAATTTCACTATGTGATTATCGATGAGGCGTCGTTCATACCTAACCTGGAAGAGGGCTGGAACAATGCGATTCGTCCAACGCTCACAGACTTCCAAGGGAAGGCGATATTCTTATCAACACCTAAAGGGAAGAACTTCTTTTATTCGCTTTATCTTAAAGGCATTAATCCAGGAGCTGAATGGGAATCGTTTAAGTTTAGCTCCTACGATAATCCGCACATCTCAGACGATGAAATCGACAGCGCTAGGATGGCTCTGCCTGAGGTAGTATTCGAACAGGAATACATGGCTAACCCAGCGGAGAATAGTGCCAATCCATTCGGATCTAAAGCGCTTTCAAATTGCGTCTCTGCTATGTCTTCAGAACCGGTCAGAGTCTTTGGTATTGACTTAGCTAAATCAAGCGACTGGACTGTGATCATAGGGCTAGACATGGCTGGAAATGTGGCTTACTTTGATCGCTTCCAAAACGACTGGGCTAGCACACAGAATAAAATCAGAATGCTTCCAAAGGTTCCCATGTTAGTGGATAGCACTGGCGTAGGTGATCCAGTGGTGGAACAGCTACAGCGCGAAGGATTAGCTATAGAGGGCTTCAAGTTTACAAGCCAATCTAAACAAGAGCTAATGCTAGGCTTGCAGGTGGCAATTCATCAAGAAAAGATTCACTATCCTGCTGGCATGATCCAGGAGGAGCTTGAGATATTCGAATATCAGTACTCAGCTAATGGCGTTAAATACTCAGCGCCTAGCGGTTTTCATGATGACTGTGTAATGGCTTTGGCTTTAGCTTGGAGAAAGCTAGACTTCAAAGCTGGGACCGGTAAATACAATTTTATATAAACGCTATTTATAATCGATATGACTTGGAAAGATGTAACCGTATGGCAGTGGATCCAGCTTCAGAATCTCCTTCAGAAAACCGAAGGGCTGACAGAGCTAGACATCGCTGTAAAATCTTTGGCAATTCTGACTAACCAAACAGAAACCCAAATAGATTCTTTAACGATTAAGGATCTGCAAAAACAATTAGAGGAAATTAAGTTCGTCACAGAAACGCTTCCAGAACCTAAGCCGGTGGACTATATTACCACACCAGGGCGAAAGTATAAATGCGTCTATGATGTAAAGAATATCCCCTATGCTAGGTACCTAGAGACTAAGTTTTTCGGTAATGACGTAGGACTTAACATCCACAAAATTTGTGCGTCAATGGTGATGCCTATGAAGCGCACCTGGAGAGGGTGGAAGGTAGCATCTTATGACGCTTCTAAGCATGAGGAATACGCAGAAGATTTATTGGAGGCGCCATTCCAGCAGGTTTACGGTTCGATTGTTTTTTTTTGTCAAGTATTCAACGACTCGATAAGGAATTTGTCGGATTATTTCAAGACGGAATCAATGAAGGCGGGGATGACGGAAGAGGAGGCCGAGATTCTGGTGCAGGGTTTATGCAACGCTTTGGATGGATATACCAAGCTACAATTATCGCGGAGCACGAAAGGATAAAATTGTCTGAAGTTTACGAGCTTCCGACGATCCAGGCTTTGAATGATCTGTCGTATTTAAAGAGTAAAACAGCGCACGATCGCGAACAAATAAAACAAGCGTATGCAAAGCATAACTAAGGCGCAGGAATCTTTA